TGTAGGGCCTGTAGCACCCGTAGCGCCTGCATTGCCTGTAACTCCTTGTGGTCCTGTGGCACCTGTGGCACCAATGGGTCCTGTGGCACCCGTAGGTCCTACGATACCAGCGCTAAAGATTACAAAAATTACCTCTTGATTGTTAGCAAAATTAGTTGTGCCAGTTCCACCAGATGCTGTAAATGTTACTGGAATTTCAACATAGTTTGTTTGTAATGTTGGTGTTGCAGATACCGTAAACTTTTGGAAGTTGCCAGAAGTATTACTGTCTTGAATAATTAAATTATCGTTTTGCTTAATCAAAGCCAAGAAAATATCAATATCTTCATTATCTCTATCAATATGACTTACATTGATTTGAGTGGCAGAAGTCTGTGTAGCGTTATTGTAAATAAGATGATTGTTAGTAGGATCGCCTGTAGTAATAGTAGTCTTGACTTTGTAAGGATAGAAATTAGATGATCCACCGTCTGCTCCTGTGGCACCAGTTGGTCCAGTAGCACCAGTTGCGCCAACTGGTCCTGTAGGACCTGTCGCACCTGCTGGCCCTGTGGCACCTAATCCACCTGTTGGACCAACGTCACCTGTGACACCTGTTACACCTGTGGCACCCGTCGGGCCAGTCGCTCCCGCAGGTCCTGTCGGACCTGTTGCTCCTGTTGCTCCAGTTGTGCCAGTTGATCCCGTAGGTCCAGTAACTCCCGTGACTCCTGTAGCGCCAACAAGTCCTGTTGCACCTGTTGCTCCCGTATCGCCCGTAACGCCTGTAGGTCCTGTGGGTCCCGTAGTTCCAGTAGGACCCGTGGTACCCGTTGGGCCAGTCGGTCCAGTACTTCCTGTATCACCTGTTGCTCCTTGCGAACCAGTAGCGCCAGTTGCACCTGTTGCACCTGTAGCACCGTCTGGTCCAGTTGCTCCCGCAGGACCAGAAGGTCCTGTTGGGCCAGTTGCACCTTGGCCGCCTTGAGGTCCTTGATCTTGCGAAAGTTCTACCGCCACTTGTGGGGTAATGTTTTCGATAACAATAATAGTGGTCACGTTGTTACCGCCCCTGTCACAATAAATTTACCTTCTAAAATTCTGGTAACTGTTACACCAGATGTAAGTACTAGGTCATAGGAATAGCGCCCTGCTGCAATGTTACCAGTAGTAGTTGCATCAAAGGTTACAGTTACTCGACCAGTTGTTTGATCTAAAGTCATACGACCATTTTCTGTGGTTGCAACTACTGTTACAGTATTAGCACCAACGAATGGTCTTACAGTCATAGTTCCTGTGTAACCACCAAGACTCCAAGGAGTCTGGTCGTTTAAGATCTGAAACTGGAAGTTAAATGTAGTTGCCTGGTCACAGACCAAGTTATATTTAGCACTCAAGATGACACCGCTCTGAGAGCCTGCGCTGCAGGTAGTTGAAAAGTGCCAGCGATGAGATTACATACGCCATTGTAATCAAGACGATTAGTAGTAGACGTACCCGCAATCGCATTTAATACTCCCACTGTGTCTGTTAAGTTTGTTGTTACTGAACGTTGCGTTGCCCATTGCTTTGCAGCGAGGGCTTCGCCAACCATTTCGCTTGGTGCTCTATAGGTGCCACCATTAGCCAAACGATTAAGTTCATCTAATAACGTTGTGCCGTATTGTCCTAGTGCCACCTTATATCTCCTACTTCTTCTTAGTTCTCTTGACTGCAGCGTTATCTACTAGATTGGGGTATGGTCGCCCTGCTGCTTTGGCTCTTGCCTTTGCTTGTTTCTTTTGCTCTGGCGTTAATGCTTTTGACTTCTTGTTGGGATTTGGTTTATCCCAGAATGCTGCTTTCTTTTTCATTTGCAACTACAATCCCAAGCACGAAGTGACTTGTTAATTCTTGAGTTCGGATCTCTAGCAGTCTTACTAGAAGTGTTCTTTGCCTTCATCCCACACATACGACCACAGAAAGACTTGCGTCGTCCTGCCGCCTTTGGAGACTTAGCAGCCTCAGCCTTTTTGACTGGAGGCTTGAGGTTCATCCCCTGCGCTTTGGCAGAGGCACGACCCTTTGCGTTGAGGCCACCCTTTGGGTTCTTGCCCTCTGCTCTTTGCCACGCTGGAGACTTAGCCATTACTTCTTCTTGCCCATTTTCTTCTTAGACATCTTTGCTTGAGACATTGCAATAGCAACTGCTTGCTTCTTGTTCTTTACAATAGGTCCCTTACTAGAACCAGAGTTAAGAGTTCCTGCCTTAAATTCTTTCATTACCTTTGCGACTTTAGCCTTCTGTGCAGCCTTCTTCATTACTTGGCTGCCTTGCCTGGAGCACCTGTCTGGATTGACTCATAAGACTGAAACTTCATAGCACCTTCGTACTGCTTGTCAGGTGTTGGGTACTTTGTGATGTCTTCTTCGTAGTTTTCCATTACTTCTTCTTTCCCATCTTCTTAATGGCTGCCTTCTTCATCATCTTCTTCTTCATTTCTTTCTTTGCATCCATCTTACCTTTTGCTGTGTATGGAAACTTCTTTCCGTCTACGTTTGGCATTGTTTTCTCCTTAGTCTTTGAAGGTCATTGAGATCCCATCGAAAGCCTTACCAGCCTCGTTGGAAAGTTGAACTGCTGCATCTATATCTTTACTCTTTGTTGAACGTGGTTCTATACCTTGTCGTGTTGCATCATAATAAGACTGTAGTTCCTTATCGTGTTGCTTGGCAGTAGGTATTCCTTTGTGGTTTGCCGCGCCTACGCTCAACTCTAGTTCGCCTATCTTGCAGCCAAAGCATCCTTCGACATACTCAAGGTGTGTTGTTCGTCTATGTAAACTCATACTATCGGTGTCACATAATCGCCGTAGCCAGCATCAATAAGAACCTGTGCCTGGTAGTCACTAAGTACATACTCGTGTCCACCAAGGAAGTAGTAACTTGCTGCTGCTAATTCATCTTGGCTTGGAGTTAAAGTAATAGTTACTGTAGTTCCATTAACAATTAAAGTTTGTCCTCGTGGGATATCTGTCATACTAGGAGCAATCGCTCCATCAATAGTGCCACCATTAAAGCGACGACCTGCAAGGCGTGAGTATGGAGTGAACTCGTTATAGTCCGTTCCCCAAGTTTGCCATTGGTACGGAGTTGTTAATGTGTATGGCATATCCAACCTTTCCTAAGTGACAGAGGGTAGGTTTCCCTACCCCCTGCCGTTGCACTAGCGGAATTATCCGTTTGTTGCTGCAGACTCAATGCGATAGAGCGCTGCTTCACGAAGGCGTGCAAAGCCTCCGAAGTAGTACCAACCGATTGTGCGGAAACGACGTAGCGCGTCAATCTCTGGACCGATAACGGTTGAGATATCTGCTGCCTGTGCTTCAGCCAATGCTTCACGACCAGCGACGATTGCGCGATAGTTGTTGGTGAATGTAACAGTACCTGTGTCAGCAACTGATGTAATGTTAGATGCTGTTAGTGCATAGGTAAATGTTGTTGATGTAACACCTGTGATGGTGTATGTACCATTAACACCTGTGTTAGTTGTAGCAGCAACTGTTACAACCTGACCTGTTCCGAGGCCGTGAGCAACTGCTGTAGTAATTGTTACTACGTTAGATGTCAAAGCAACGTTGGTGATTGAAACTGTAGGTGTGATACCTGTTGACAACTTTAGACCGTTTAGGACACGTGGTGTCTCAACGATGAAAGCGCCTTCGATAACGCCTACTGCACCAGCAACGAACGGTGTACGCTCAACGTACTTTGTTAGTTCCTGGAATCCACCTGTACCAGTTTCAGCGCGAAGATCGGCTGACTGACGTGGGTGTAGGTATGCAGCATATAGTTCACCCATACGAGGCAATGCCTTGTTTGTGCGTAGTGATACAACAGCGTTGCGGATATCTGCAACTGTCATTGTGTCTACTGGGAGGATTCCTGATGATGCAGTTGGAACAGTTCCTGATGGACCGTTTGAGTAGATCACGTTAGTTCCTGCTGAGAGGACCTGACCTACTACGTTGTCAATGGAATCTGCTGCGTTGTACGCGATGATGTCAGCAAGTGCTGAATCAACATCGTTGAAAGAAGTTAGGTTTAACTTCTTTGTTGTTGTAACTGCTGAACCGTATTCGTTCAGTGTTACTGTAACCTGTGATGGGTTACCTAGTGCAATGCTTGAAACATCTGATGATTCTGTCAATGTAGATGTAGCCTGAGCCAAATCTGAATAGATTGAGAATACAACTGATGATCCTGGCATTGCCTGTTGCACTGGCTTAACATCTGCAAGTGAACGCATAACAGGAATGGAACGTAGTGCCATTCTTACATACTGATCGTATGCTGCTTGTACGAGGTTGCTGATGCTAGACGTGGTGGTAGGGGTACCTGTTGGGATAGCCATTTGTGGTCTAGCCTTTCTGTTTTAGGATCGGATTAGAGTCCAGACAATCTAATGACTTCATCCAATTCTTCACGACTGTTTGCATTCATAAGTTTCTGCATAATGTTGTCGTTGTGTTCAGGAGATGATCCTGATTCGACAGTATTAGTCATACGCTTATATGCAGCAGCATCGGCTGGATTTACATTAGGTGTTGCCTGGTTTTGGCTAAGTTCGATACCGAATACATCGGCATTATCTTCTAGCCATTTAGATACAGACTCTTCAGTTGGGTCTATATCCTGTGGGATAAATGAAGCAATTTTGCTATTTACCCCGCGACTTGCGAGGGTGTCTTTGATTGCTCGTTCACGTTGCGCTAATGAAAGATTTGTTAGAGCAGATTCTTTTTCGCTCAGTTCTCTTTCTTTTGCTTTTAGTTGTTTACGCAGTTGTTTTACAAGGTCATTGCTTGATGAGTCCAAGTCGAAATCATCATCCTCGTAGTCATAGTTGGACATAGGTCCTTCTCCCATTCTTGTTAGATTGACGCAAGCCTCACAGTAACCTTGGGGGAGGTAGTGTGGCTCTTGCTACTGGTTTTGTTATCACTCCAATGGACCAGTCATCCCATTGGCAGGCTTTTATTTAGTAAGCGCCAGCGCGATCTCGCACTAAGGCTCCTTGACTTAAACCAGATTGACCAGCAAATGTGGCCTTTTCTAGTCCAGTAATCTTTTGGCGCTGCTTACGTGCTTCTGCTGCTCCAGGTACACTAAAGATTTCTTGCTCTGCAGTTGCTTGAGTATATGGACTCTCTCCATACATTGAGGCAAGTTGCGAACCACGTTGCAGTCCACCTGAAATAGTTGCGTAACCTTGGTCTGCTTGTTCCTTTGTCACACCATAGTTTCGTAGATATTCAGCATTTGCAACGTTAGTGGTTAAACCAAAGCGTGCCGCTGCTCCACCAATTTCTGCTGCTGTTACCTTGCGCTTGATATCTTCGATACCCTTTGATGGGTCAAGTGTATAAGCCAAGATATCTCCATTAGATATTCCTGGGTAGAAAGTCTTAAGCGCTTGTGCCACCTCTGGGTTAGCATTCATAACACGCTTCTGTGCTGTTGAGATGCGGTCTTCTAGTTCTGCTGGACTTACATCGCCAGCAATAAACTTTTCAAATCCTTCTTGACGGCCCATCTCACCACGTGAGTAATAAGTCTCTGGCATTCCATACTGGCGCATAACATTTTGGTACTGATCCTCTAGTCCAATATACTCTGCCTCTGACAAAGCACGAAGACCTTTTGCAATGCGTTGAGCATTACCAGCAAAGCGCTTCTTATAGGATTCTGTTCCACGTAAACGAAGTGTAAACTCAGCAGGAGCAACACCTTCTTGAATTAAGGTTTCGAGTTCTGGTACCAAAGCACCAAGACCCAGATCATTAAACTGCTGATATAGAAGAGCATATGCAGACTTTTTCTCTGCACTTGCTGCTCCGCTTTTTGCAAGAATCTTAGTAGTTCCATTTGAAAGTGTTGCTACTACATCGCCAGTTGTTGGGTCTGTGTAGGTGCTAACAACCGTCACACCCGCAGGTAAATCTCCTGAGCCGCCTGTGCCACTAATAGGAGTGAAGTCTTCTCCACCACCCATACTGCTCATAGTCATCTGTGTTGATTGACCAGAACCTACTCCTGGAACAAATGCTTCTACATACTGTGCGCCACCTTCACCTACGCGAACAATGACCTGTCCAGTACTAGGATCAATTGCATAACCTGTTGCATTTGTAAATGGGTCGTATGCAGCCTTACTTGGATCTCCAGTAGGACCATAAAGTAATTTACGAATATCTTCTGGAAGGCTCATTGAGCCTGTACCAGTTTTTACCCAAGGTACTGCTACCGAACCACGAGATCCAGCACCACCTGCTGCCATTGTGTAGGCAAAGTCCTTTGCAGGAACATTGCCTGCAGCATTAAGATAGAAATCGTTTTTAATAGCCATTGTTATCCTTGGAATCCTAACTGTTGTAGAACATTAAGACCGATGCTTGAAACTTCTTGACGGGCATTATTAGTGTACTGCCAGCGTGGGTCTTTGCGTAGTGAACGCTCCCAATCGTAAAGAGTCATTTCTTTATCGCCAATAGCAGAACGTAGAGTCTTATCGTTAAGACCGATAGTTTCTGGATTGACTTCAAGAACAGATGCCATAATGTTTTTGTATGGTGCATAGACAGTATCTAAGTTAACACCAAGTTTTAATAGAGCCTTGACGTTATCTGGTAATCCTGCACCAGCAGCCTGACGAATAACGCTTTCAAACGTATCTGGTGATTCACCTTGAAGGATCTTTGAAAGCCAGGTCTGTGCCTGAGTTCCAAACTGAGTATCAAAGTCGATACCATTAGCAGCAGCAGTCTTCTTAAGTTGATTAAGAGCACCACCTGCTGCTCCGCCTAGCGGTACATCTGGAGAGTAAGTTAACTTGGCACGGATAAGTCCGTCTACTAGAGATGAACTTGCGCTAATACCCATAGACAAAGCATTGTTGACAATCTCGTCAACATCCTTCTGCTCAAGTTTAACGCCTAGTGCAAGTGCACGATCTGCAATTGCCTGACTGAAATCCTTTTGTTGGCCTTCTGTCTTTGTTCCCTTGTAACGTGCATCGCTACGCAGCAAAGATTCAAAGTCAGAAAACTTTATTCCGCCTTTGTCATCAAATACCTTCTGAAGCAGTGGATCATTCTCACTGATTGTCTCTGGATCAATACCAAAGTACTGAGCCATAAGGTTGATGTAGTTGCCGTAGATTCCGTTAAGGTTGTACCCACTCTTGAGTAGTCCTGCAACGTATTGTCCACGCCCACCTGCAGCCTTATCACGGATAGCCTGACCTACTAGGTCAACAGACTCACCGTTTCTGATACGTGCTAACCAGCCATTAATCTGATCCTTAAAATCTACATCAAGATTATAGCCGTTGTCTTGTGCAATACGTGCAAGTTGTTGACGTGCCTGTGCTTCGACATTGCCTTCTTCGATAGCAGCAGGTGCATCCTTAAAGCGAGTATCAGTTCTTAATAGGTTTCTGAACTGAGTGGTATTGATTGCACCCTTATCAGTAAAGGCGCTCTTAAGTAATGGGTCATTAAGATCAATACTGTTAATGTCAGTAATGCCAAGTGAACCAGCCATCTCTCTGAGGAACGGAGCATAGATATCACGAAGATCAGTACCAGCAGCAAGTAAATCTTTTACATACTTATTCTGGTCTCGTCCTGCATACTCACGAATTAACTGTTCGTAATCTGCAGGGTCTTTACCCTTAAAGATATTTTTTAACCAGTTATCAATGCCAGTTTTACCTGCTGCTTCGTTAAGGTCAACACCATTTGCACGTGCTGTTGTGCGAAGCAAACGCAGTGCTTTACCAGTAGGACCTTCTGCAAGTCCACTGGCAGTGACATAACGCGTTAGAGCATCTAATCTACCAATAGTACTCTTTTCGTTGGCAAGGTCATATAGACCTCCAGCGATATCTGTTAAATCTTGATCGGTTACATTAAGACCCTCTTGATTGACGACAAGTTGCAATGTTCCCTTAGCCTCAGCCAAACCACGAGCATAAGCATTTTCATTATTTAACTTGTCAAGTTTTGCCTGATAATCAGGAGCAGTTTTATTCTTGTCTAATTCATCCTTGAGTCTTAAGTACTGGCGCTTTTCAAATCCACGCTGGCGTACATCGCCTGCTGAAGTCTGCCACCACTTGGTATTCTTAAGACGATTAAGGAATTCAGAATCCTTCATATCGTCATTTACATCTGCTACATTGCCGATAGCAGAACGAAGAAGTGCACTTAATTCTGGGTCTTCAGCAAAAACGCTATCGATATCACCGTAGGTTGCTTTTGCTTTGGCTAAGATTTCATCAAATGGTGTTAGCGATTTGTCATCTGTAGCAGTTTTCGATCCTGCAGCACCCATAGATGCTTCTTCTGCCATACGGAAAGATCCAACATTAAAGCCAGATGGGACTTCAGCACTTGCAGCAGTCTTGGCCTCTGCTTCTTGCTTGGCTTTAAGATCTGCTGCAGCCTTCGCCTCTGCTTCTGCCTTGATTTTGTCTGCCTTTGCTTTAGCAGCAGCAGATGCGGCTGTACGATCTGCTTTTAATCCTGTGCCTGTGGCGCTAGGACCACTAGGTCCTGTAGAAGTTTTTGTTGTAGTTGCAGCAGCGGCAGCAGTAGCAGCGGTTCTCTTTCCTGTTGAATCCCACTTCTCATTACCACGAGTCCAACCACCAGTAGCCTCATCGTATACTGCTGTACCAGGTACACTGAATGGACGCTTAATAATCTGTCCACCCTTAACAGCGATGTTAAGTGACTTAGCAAGCGTTTTAATTTGAGTATCTAGTTTAGTACCTGATATAAAGGATCTGGCCCTGCTAACTTCTTGAGAAGTAGACTTAGAATTAGCAATAGTCTCAACTAACTTTTTGCGTGTAGCAAGCAGTCTATCAAGAAGTTCTTTGTCTTTTTTGGCTTGTGCATCTTTTCTTGCTTTTAACTCATCAGCATCTTTAAGTGTTTTTAATCTTTTTTCTTCTGCTACTCGTTCAGCATCGGCTTTTGCTTTTTCTGCTAAGGCAGTTCTAGCATTTGCAATATCTTGCTCTAATGTGCTCATATTAGTCTACACCTAACGCTTGCTTAAAGATATCATAAAAGCCGAAGACTTTTCTGGACTTTGCTTCATCTGTTCCTGCAATTCTTTGGAACAAAAACTCTTCAACATCTGGGCCACCAGTTTGAGTAACAACATTTGTCTTGCCACCAGAGTATGTAGTGGTAGTAGGCATAGCCTTCTGACGTTTGGTTACCTGTGTGTAGTACTTATCAAATTCAGCCTTAGTAGGCCCGCGACCTAGTAGATCTTCAAAGATCTTGTTGATAAGTGTGCGACCTTCTAGTGGTGTAGATACACGTGTCTGTACTGTAGAGGTTGGTCCACCTTTAGTTCCAGTACCTTCACCAATTGACTCAACAAGAAATAATTCACGAGGAATGTTGCCACGATATTCCTGTACTAAAGCACGGGCTTCTTCCATATTCTCAAGACCTTTAATAAGTCCAGCAGTTAACTTTGTTACTGGCTTACCACGGTAGTATGGAGTCTGTGCTAAACGTGTTGAAAGGATTTTGATTGCTTCTGGACCACGACCAGCAATATCTTTGATATAATCGCTAAGGTCAACTTCTGGTGCTGATGGTTGTTGAGAAGCAGGTGGCTTCATCGCTGCAGCACGTGCTGCGTCTGCTGAACCAAACATCATACTCATATTATGCCCCCATCAATTTTGAGAACAGTACGTTGTACGCACTCAAAGTATTCTCGTTAGTCTTGGATAATTGTTGCAACTTAGCAAGTGTTTCTGTCTCTTCTAAATCTGCTAAATATGAACGACCAGAAATACTCTTTAGAGTTTTCTTTGTTTCCTGGAACTTGTCATAGATATCAAGCATTTGCTTAAGTGTAGATACAGTCTTAGGCGCAGCCTTGAAAGCCTTCTCATCACCGAGCATATTGCGTAGGTCATTAAGAGCAGCAACACGTTCAATGGCTCGCTTGCCACCTTGGTTAATCTCTTCCTGTACTAATGGACGACCAGCCTTGAAAGTTGTTGACCATTCAGTCCATTCCTGACGTAGGCGACTGCGTTCAAAGTCTGTTCCTACCTCAGTCAATGACTTATCAAAAGTATTTTTGCGATCATAGTAAGTCTGTAGATCTGCTGCTGTCTGTACCTCACGTAGGTAATCTGTAACAGTCTTGTTCTTACGAAGACCCATATCAGTCATAGTCTTATACGCATCCCAAGAGTATCCAGCCTTGTGAGGGATAAGGAATGCTGCACCTTGACGGTACTCATTGAACAGATCCTGGTTGTTCTCAACAAAAGCATTTGATTCTTCCGCATAACGGAAGTATGCAACTGTTGTACGGTCTGACTCAGAGACTGTAAATGGAATCTGGTCTGGATATAGTTCTACCCAGCGCTTCATTGCAGCGTCATAGTCGCCTGGGTACTCATTGAGTACGCTATACCAAGCCTGCTTGAAGTTAGCCTTACCATTGTCACGTGCCCACTCAGTAATGTCTGAGCGCAGTTGAATCTGTGGTGATGCTGGTGCAAAGAATCCAAAGAAGACACGAAGACCTAGAATACCTAGCGTAGTGTTCTTCAAACGCACGCGATACTCTTCAAGTTCTTGCGGTGTAAATGCAATAGGAGTCTTAACTCCATCAATCATCTCGTACTTTTGCTCTAGGCCGTGACCTGCAGATTCAAGATATGTCATAGACTTACGCATCGCTGATGCATACTGTCCATCACGCTCATCTTGGTTCATTGCAGCGTAGATACGGTTGAAGTGTGCTGGTAAGAACGCTGAAAGCATTGACTGATCTTCAGCATAAGGTCCAAGTGTTAGACGAGTAATCGTATCTGCTGATCCTGGACTAAAGATTCCCACTAGATTAGAAATAGTCTTAATAGATACACCCGATAATGGACCTGCAAATGTAGGCATTAGTGAATCTGGGTTCAAAGATGGTGTTAACATCTTGACTTTTGCACCAAATTCCACTGGGAATGGCACCTTAAACTCTGCTGGTACGCCTAATGCTTGCATTACACCCTGAACAACACGGTAAACCTGTGTCATTCCTGGATAAACGAAGTATGGCTCACCCTTATCGTCTTCTTGAATCCAACCAGAGTGAGTAATTCCCTCGTATGTAAGGCTTGCCTTAACGATTGCGTCTGGGTTGTACTTAACAACACGTGTAATACGTCGTGCAAAGTCCTCAGATGCACGATAGAAACGTGCAAAGTTACGAATTGAGAAAGCCATCTGGCTTTGGACCATTGGGTTATCCACATATGCCAGTGTTTGCAGACGTGCACGATCTTCTACGATCTCTGCCAGTCTGCGTTCTGCTTGTAATGTAGCCTTTTCAATAGCCTTGGTGTTTGCAGGATCAATACCGCGAGTAAAAGAATCAATAAACGCTCTCTCATAACCAGTATCTTCCAACTGCTTACGGAACTGAATCATATTGTAGAGAACAATAGGTTCACGTGACATACGTGCATTAGATTCACCAAGCCATTTGTAGCCAAATTCCATAATAGATGACGTGTAGTTACCAGAATCTGAAACAGCAATCAACTTAGGACCGTTGATATAGTCAGGAACATCAGCACGGTTAGATGGCAAATCGTCTAATGTTAGTTTGCCAGAGATAAAATATCTTTTACGTACTGGGTCATAAGAACGGAACTGATTGAGCAAGTCAGTATTAATAGTCTCACCATCTTGCTTGACCATTATCTGCTTGACTGCTTCGTAAATGTTTTCTGCGTGGCCTTGTTCATCTGTTTCGTAGTCTTTCCAGCGGAAACGCTTGGAGACCTCTGGGTTATTCTTAAGCCACTCACGTGCAGAAGAAATAGCAATCTCTGGATTATCAAGGTTTGCAAGAACTGAAGTAGCGAGTTCATCATTGGCATAGTAGCCAATACGAAGAAGCCAACTTGTCTTTGCTGAATCGTCTGCAAATGGATCTATACGTCCGTAGTTTTTTTCAACTTTAGCACGCTTTAGTTCCTTAGGTATATTTACCTCAAGGGCTGCAACACGAGTACCAGTATCTCTCTGGTAATTAATTGATCGCTGTGTATAGTCAAGTCCAACGTTAAGATTCTTGCCGCCTTCGACTACATCTTCAAGAGCATTGTTGAGATCACCAAACTTAATTTGCTTTGCAAGGATTGCAGTATCACGTTCAATCATTTTGCCAAGGCCGATAGCCTTGTAGAAGCGATTCATCTTGCCTTCGCCAAGAGCCTGAGCGTATAACTCACGAATCTCTTCAACATCCCCACCGCGTTCACGAATCTCTTGTACCTTTTGTGCATACTTTTGAGACTCGCTCTTATTAACCATACGCATAATCACACCTAGTGGATCTTCAGCACGGCCTTCCCATTTAGTCAAACCCTTTGCAGGTTGTAGGAATGTACGAGAACGTGTTGATAGGTGCTTTGCTACTGGAATACCCCAAGGGTTCTTACCAATAGCAAGGTTAACCATTAAATCTTCTGTTGCGTTACGTAGTGCGTAACGTGGTCCAGCAAGCGTTAGGAATACCCAAGCAGATGTTGTCTTTTCCATAAACTCTGAGTGTGAAAAACCCATTATCTTTTGAACAAGTGTATTTTTAGCAGCAAGTCTGTCTACATCTACAAGAGTAGGTGCAGACACCCACGATGATAGATCCGTTGCAACAAGTGCAATAGACTCATCAGATCCTGCTGGGATAGACGGGTTACGTCCGTTAACAGTAAGAGCAAAAGATGGCTTTTCTTTACCAGTTGCAAGACGTTCAATGTTTTGACCAGTCTTGCCAAGGTTGATGCCACGGAAATCTGCAACAGTTGCCCAGAGTCCAGAGTACATAACCTTGCGTGTACCTTCATCTGCGTTGTCAAATGCTTGAGCAAACAATTTAGATTCACGTTGTGGCATAAGGGTACGTGCTAGGCGAAAGATTTGAACATCAGCATCTTTAGCCATTACATCCAAACCTTCCATAGCAGCGTATGGGATTGGTGTAAACTTTTGCTTAAACTTATCAATGCGCTTTGCAACCATTGCTGTTGAAAAGTATGCAGCGTTCTTAGGGTTAGCATTAGCCTTAAGATCTGCAACAATCTTTTCCTGATTGTCAATGATTGCTTTAGCAATTCCATCATCTGTTGCTGGTGCACCAAAGAATGTATCTTCTACAAAGAGTGGGCCAACACGATCAATATCAAAAAACTTGTCTGCTGTAGTTAAAAAGTTGATACGTGCTTTGCGTTGAGCATTAAGTGTAGGCATCAATACACGACGACGACCAATTTGACCAGAGATCATTTCATCTGTCTGCTTGGTATCCTTGAAGAAAGCCTTAGCACTGAGTGCATCTGTAATAGGTATAGCATTATCGGCTGTACTGGTAAAAGACTTGATAACTGCTGGACCAAACTCTGGGGCCATAATTGCCATCTGGTTTCTGATAGCAAGTTGCTCTGCAGTATTCTTAGTTTCTTTTGCCTTAGTAAAATCTTGAAGTAACTTGCCATACTTATCCCAGAATGCAACGTTATTAGACTTTGAGAAGTAGTCATCTACTCCACCATTCTTGCCAATAACAACATCTAGTGCGTATCTGTTAACATCAATTAAGCGCTTTGCTCTACCAGCAAGTAGTAATGGATCTGCAAATATACGATATGCAGCATCGACAGTACCTGATACAGCCCTGTACGCAAGACCGCTCTTAACTAAATCACCTGGAGTTATAGCATCAATAAGGTTTGCAACAAAGCGACCTGGAGAATACTTAGCAGCATTTACCTCTGCTAGGGCATCATTAAAGTTTGCCTGTTCTGCACTGATTACTTCTTCAGTTGCACCACGTTGTGTGCCTTGAGTTTTCTGTGCAAGACGAAGATACGGAAGTTCTTCTGGAGTTGCCCCTTTAATCAACTTACCTATGTCTTCACCAGCAGCAAGTTTCATAGCAACGTTTACTTGTGCATTGCCATACTTAGCCCTGACTTTGCTAATGCGATCTGGGCTAAATACCTTGTCGCCTTTATCGTTAGCAATATCCCAAGCATTACCTGCACCTACTAAAGGTACACCCTGATCTAAAGCAATAAGACCTGTACGTGCTACACGTGTAGACAAGTCTGAAACATTCTGCAAACCAGCAAGTGCTTTGCCTACACCAGCAGCAACTGCTCCACCTGTGTAGTGCCAAGCAGTACCAAGCCAGCCACGATTAGGCTTGCTTATTGGGTCTTCAGTACCATACTTGGCAATAAGATCTGCCTGTTGTGCTGGTGTGTACTTAGTAGTAAACACTTTGTTAGCCACATTAGAAGGCAGGTTAGAAAGTTGTCTGTGTGCAGATTGTGCTTTGCCAAAAGACTCAAGAACTTTAAGTTCCTTCTCAGAAAGACCTGCTGCTGCTGCGGCTGCTTTTAGATTGTCAGCCATTAATTTCCTTTTGCTAGAGCATCCTGATAAAGGATAATAATTTCGCCTGTAGTGTCATATGGAATCATCTTTGCTAATGTGTCAGATAGTTTGACTTGTGCAAACTGTGACTGCATACCTAGGACTTCTGGACCTGCTCCTGGACCCACTGCAACTCCTGTAGTGATTTCTTCACCAGGACGTTGTGATGGTGCAAATAATGGTGTTAGTTCTCCTTGTGGCATACCAGCACGTGCTGCAGCCTGAACTTGACCTGTAGGTAATCCGCGAACATCTGGTGTTCTAGCGGTAGGTGCTCCTGCTATAATTTCTTGCATAGCCTTACGGTCACCGTAATTTTCTGATGGTGGTAAATCTGTACGTACAGAGAATTTACTAGGACCTGATACGCCCTGAAGCGGGTTATCTGCCATCGGTTTCCTCCTCTATCGTTTCTAAATCGTTTGCAAATTGTTCCCATACTTTGTTTACTTTAGAGTTACGGTTAGCGTTATAGATTGCTATCTCCATTAACTCTTCTGTAAATGTATGTACAGAACTTGTAACATTATGTACAAGCCCTGATAGTGCTACTAAGAAATCAGCGAAGTGTACTGGACGCGGAACATCGTTATTATTTTCCACGCCCAGTACCTCCGTTAATTAGAATTACTTTATCCCTTTTTTACTGCGTTGCCGCGACGACCTGCTGGCATCATTGATGGTACTACCTTGCCGCCTGCTGGCTTTGAGTGATCCATCTTGCCCTCCTTTGGCTTAGCCATTGGTGCTGCTGCACGTGATCCTTTATTCATATTTACACCTCCTTCATTTATGCTGCTCCGCCAATGGCGGCTAGTAGGTTTCCTATATCTGGACGTTGAGCAGCAGCGGGTGCGCCTCCTGGTTGTTCTGGAGTTGGCTGCGAGGCAGGTGCAGATGGTGCTCCCGCTGCTGGAACTTGAGGTGCACCCATCATCTCTGGGGCTTGTGGCATCTCTGGCGCAGGTGGTGGCGCAAATGCCTTACCAATAATAGTTTCTAACTGAAGACCCTTTTGACGGCCTTGAATAACTTCTGCAATACGGGTAATGATCTGAGATGGATCTTGACCTTGCGCTGCAAGGGCTGGTATTGCCTGAGCGTATTGAGCAACAGCAACGCGCAAAGAGTCGCGCATTTCTTCAATGTCAACACGCTGTTCCTCCTGAGTTACGTTTAACTCCATTGGAATCTCACGACGTACATAGTCGCGTGATACCAACTTGTCAGAACGCATTTGTAGCAATGCAACGATTGCACGGTTTGGATCCATACCAGACATAATGCCGTAACGGACATCTACGCCGTAGTTGCCATCAATCTGCTTTGATGGGATGTACTTCATATTGAATGGAGTACCGTCGTCTACGCCCTTGATTTCCTTCTGCATATTGCCAAAGATCTTCTCATCTACTTCAAAGCAAAGAGAAGCAAGGTCTGTAAACATACGAGCAAACTGTGCTTGTGCTGATTTGATCTGTGTATCAAAGCCTGCTTGTAGCGCTTGTACACCGCGACCTGTAACAATAGATGCATCGATGTTACCTGAGCGAACCTCTGGGTAACGAGAACCTAAACGTAGTTCACGCTCTAGTACACCTGACTCTGTGAAGACTCCAGGTGGTAGTTCCAAAGGAACACGACGGATACCTTGAGGATTTGCAGAACGCATAATCGCATCAGGACCCAATGCAAGTTCTTGCACATCTTGTGGAATAGCAATAGGTGCTTGGATAGATTTTTCTGCCGCTTGGATCTGCAATACTGCAAAGCGAGCACGAGCAAGTTGAACTGAGAGTACATCATCAAACTGTCCACGTGCTTCACCATCAATGGATGAGCGCATAGCAACGTATGCCATACACTTACCAATAGGGTTTGGGATGTTTGAGAGTACTAGGTTCTTACGCTCTGGGATAAAGATTAAGTCTTGGTCTTTGTCGTGATAGCGAACTAGAGACACATAAGGTGAGCCAGGAGAGTAAACATTCTTTGGCATAATCTGGTCATAGAACTCTGGGTACTGCATTGCAAGTGTCTCAGCATCAGATGCCATTACCTGCGTGAGCGAGACGGTACGACCGAATCTATCAATTTCAGGATAAGTACCAAAAGGATTAAGCAAACGTATTCTCGGATTATTGGTTTCATAGTCCATCTCCACCATACCTGGCAACATACCGTAAGTATTAAACCAGTCAGCACCAGTATACATTTGAATTTGTAGTTCAGATGCGCTGATGTAATGGTTGACGATACGTGTACGTGTGTCTGCTGCTTTGCGTGCTGAGTCTGAAACCATATTGGTTGCAGCGCAGTTAAATGATGGTAGCGGTGCCATTGCTTCTGCAAGGTCACGTGCTGCTACGTCAATGAAGTTAGCAACTAGAGGCTTTGGATATTCCTCTGAAAACATTGCAGGGTAAACCTTGCTAATGTCTCCCTGACGTACAGAGAGCACATCACGCATTCTCTGGTCACGTGCGGAGTAGCGTGTTTGTAGACGTGCTACCTTTGCTACTACC